CCTGATTGACCTAACTTAGAGTACAGACCCATAAATGTATTCTGAAGACCTTGAGGAAGTGTAGCAATGTTACGCCCTACATCTAACGCATCTAGCATTTCTCCTTGAGGTCTATAAGCATCACTAAACATACCAGTACCAATATCAAAGGCTTGTTTTTGCTCACCCAGTACTTGTTCCCTAGCACCTAAGTTAGCCTTGAGCATAGCCTCTTGTTCTGCTTGTGCTTGTGCTAATAACTCTGGAGAAGAACCACCGTATGCCGCTGACTGTACACCCATACGTCCTTGAGACAACATACGCTCTTCTAAGGCTAAACGCTGACGTTGTTCTTCTGGACGTTGTATGGCTCTTAAATCCTCATACAAAGCCGCTTGTGCTTGTCTAGGGTCGGTTATTGCTTGACCGAACATACTCCCTGCGCCAGTAAACAACTGTGACTGTAGTGCTTGTTCTTCAGGACTAAGTGACATTGTAAAGCCACCTGTGGAGTCAGTTACTGCTTGACCGCCTGTGGTGGATGCTACAGTAAAAGGTTTGAACTCTGCTTTACTTTCAACATCTGTAGCTACGCCACTAAGTAAGTCATAACCAAGTTGACCTGCCGCTCGTGCCGCTTCTTCGGCTTCTTTACCTGTGTAATAACCACTTACAGTGTCTGCTAGGTTCTGACCAAAGCCTGTTAGGTCTTGACCAGAGCCTGTTGGGTTCGGACCGTTTGTTGGTAATGCGCTCATTAGAACGTACCTCCGTCAATAGTGAAAGTACCCGCTATAGTACCTGTTAAAGTTGTAATGCCTGTAATATTGAAGTTTACAGCAGTGCTTGTACCCGTTATTGTTGCATTCTGGCTGTTAGCTTTAGAATTTACAGCCGTTTTAATAGCATTAAATTCAGAATCAAATTCAGAACCCCTGATTAGTTTATTAGGGTTTCCTGTCGCAAGCCCGTCTTTTGAACTAAATCCTACCTGTCTTACATAGTTTGTCATTATTTTGCTCTCCCTAATAAAACTTGTACATCTATTCTTTGTATTGAGTAAGGACTACCGTCAATAGTTGCTTTAAGACCAATAGTAATTACTTTGCCGTTTCCAGAACCCTGTGTTGCGGGTGTTTGGACTAATAAACCTGAACTGTATTCTGAACCCACATAACCTGTTTCGTTTAAAGGTGCTGAATATTCTGAAGTAACATATCCCGATGTTTCAGTAGCAGTAAATTTACTGACCTCTCTAATAGCGGGGCTTGAAACACTTACAGTTTGTCCTATATCGTTGCCCTGAAAAAGAAGAAGACTGTCATTAGCCGTTGCGGTAAAAATATTAGAGTAACCGCCGTTTGTTAAAGGACTGGTAGAAACAGAACCGTTTGAACCAGAAAGGTCATCACCTGTTTTTACTACAAGTCTTCCCCCCGTTCCGTCTGCGGGCGCGTTGTCTACAGTATATGTCAAAACATACTCAGTACCTGCTATTAAAAGATTATTGCTAGACGAGTCAATAAGAGTTTTGTAAACTCTGTCTGTTCCTGTTATGGATGCTGAGTTATTTTCATAATTTATTACGCCAGTGTCAGCCCAGCTTTGGGCAGTAAAAGTAGTAGGACACTTACTAAGAGGTACTGCGCTGAACTCTTTAGCAGTCGGTTCAGCATCTGGCGGCGAAAAGGGGCGAGATTTTACAGTACTGGGGTCGTAGTCATAGTACCAACTAAGAATTGAGTTTTCCCCTACATTACCAACTACAGATGTTTCAAATTTTTTCAAAAACTTTAAATTAGAAGGATTCCCAAAATCCATAGGATTGCTTTCATATTCTAAAAAATAAGTTGTTGCAATACCACTTAAATTAGTATCTGTATGTGTATCATAAATATAAAAACCACCCAGTCCTGAAATATATAAATTATTTTTACGGTCTAAACAAAAACCATAGGGTTTTAATTGTGACCAAGTAGTTGTTTTTGCAGAACCGTTGGGAAGACGCTGTTTCAAATCAAAGCAATATACAATGTCTTCATCAGGTATTGACAATAAATAAAAACCATCTTTAGGACTGTACACGGATTTTACATCGCCCGTGTTTCTGTCAAGAGACGCTAATAAATCATCACGTATGTTTGAGCTTAAATCTCCAATAGCTACTGATTTTTCTTGTATTGTGCGACCTAAACTACGTAAACCGTTAGCTGACAAAAATATAATATCAGAGCCTGTGTTTTGTACAGAATCTCTTTCGATACAACCTATACCTTCAATAACATCTTCAAGAATCATATTGGCAGGACTTTCTGCTCCTGAATAAATTACTATAGAGTGTCTTCCAAAAATTACTAAAAATCCGTTGTGTGCCGCCAGTGCAACAATTTCGTCATGTCCTGTGTTCCATACTGTTGTTAAGTCTAAAGAACCTGAAGTACCTCCAGACCATGCGTGACCGTTTAAAAGGTCGGAAAAATAAACCGTTGCTTTGCTTCCAGTCACATCAGCCGCCCAGACGCGCCCATAAGCCGCTATTGCTTCGTTAGCATAAGGAGCATTCCCAGTAGAGTGAGCGTGCGAAGAAAAAGGTTCTAACTGGTAAGTCCCTTCATTGTCATACCAAATTAAAGGCTCTTGGTCTCTACTGAAAAAGAAAGCATGGTCTTGAAGGCTAATTATTTTCCAATCAGAGGTTGTAATGGTGTGGTCGTTTGGAAAAGTACCTCCGCTTGCTATAGGGTTAGTTAAGTTGTGAGTCTCCCCTCCCAATACGTGAGAATAAACCTGATTGTTATGAGACAATAAAAAAATATCGTTCCCGTCTGGGTCAATAAACTCAAACGCGCTCACAACGGGAGCAAGCCCAGTAGTAGCGTCAATGCTATCTATTATTCTTGTTCCCTTTCTAGCCCCTATTCGACCAAATTTATCAATAACGCAGTTGTTTGCTTTCCGAGCAAAAGAAGTATCAATAGATGTTGGAGAGTCTTGGGTGTTTATGCCCCCAAAACCCGCCGCTTCGATAGATATTGTCTGTAGTTGTTGTGCCATTATACTGTATACCAGATAGTTTCAGAAGAAGAATGACGTGCCGCGTCTAAAGCAATAGCATCAGCTAAAGCAGAGTCAGCTATGTTAAACAATTCTTGAGAAGAACTACCGCCTGTTTCTCCTCGTTCTCTCGCGGCAAAGGCTACTGCATATTGAATAACGGGAGAAGAAGGCACTAAAATAGGATTAGCGTCCTGAGCCATTACATCTACTCGTGGCTGTACCACGTTAATATTTATATCATAAACACCATCAGGGGTAGGGTATAGACGAATATTAGGTTCGTCACTTGCCGATGTTCCGCTGAATGTTTGATAATAAGCAGGAGAGCCTGTTGTTGGATTCAAATCAAAATTATTAGACCAACCGTCCGATACTTGCCTTAAGAATGCTTTTTGTGTTTGGTTTGTAGCAGTTAGTATCTTAACTCTGCTAGAAGTGTCTGCTGAATTTGAACCTGTGTTTCTTAAATTATAAGTAGATTGGTCTGCCGTGGTAGAAAAAGAGATAGTTTCTCTTAGATAACTCCAGTCCCAAGCGTCCTCTACAAGCCTGTTAGAATCGTTAACAAACTCGCCAATCAGCTTGCTGTAGTCATTATCTGTAACCGAGGCTACTTCGTTTTCACGCAGTCTTCTTAGTACACTGTTTACTAGTTGTAAGTAAGTCATTATCCGTACCTTCTTCTGTTTGTTGGACTAAGCATTCTTTGTGTAGACTTAATCTCTGTATCAAATTTAAATAGTTCTTTACCAAATAAAGACTCTGTAGCCGTTCTTTGTTGTTTTTGTCCCTGACCGCCTAGCATACCTCCAAGTAAGTCGCCCCCTGCTTCCACCAAATCTCCTAAAGGACTATCAACAGCATCTATAATATCATCAATAGGGTCTATAATGTCTTGACCCACTTCCCCTACAGTTTGTAACACAGGGTCTACTACTTCTTCACCAAATGTATCTACGACATCATCAATAGGGTCTATAACCGTATCGTCAAAAGCACGTCCTGCGTCTAAGATGTCATCCTCAACATCCGATGTGAAGTCTGAAATAGGCTGTACAGCTTCTTCAACTACATCACCTACCGCCTTTACTCCTTCGTAAACAGGCTTGACTATAGGCTCTACAGCATTTCCTATTGCTGTTCCTGTCGCAACAACAGCGTCTCCTGCTTTTTCAAGCCACTCAGGAGTTTCAATTTCCCCTATTTGATTTCCAATGTCTGAAAGCACATCACCTACAGTATCACCAACACCTGCGACAATCGCATCACCTGCATTTTTCTTAAAGGACTCTTCAACTGATTTTCCCTCAAGACCGTCTAGTGTTGTGTCTACGATTATTTTTTGTTGAACCTCTGATAGCTTGTCTAGGGGAATACCTATATCATCAAAGGTTTGTAAAACATCATCAAAAGCAATATCAGAAACTTCGTTTCCCGCCCATGTCTTTGCCGCCGTTTTGATTACGTCTTCAAGGTCTCCTCCTGATGTGGCTACTTTACCTCCCTGAATAACAGGCGCGATGGGAGGGTAAAGTATAGACGCTACATCAAGAACAATGCCTATGTTTTTTTCAAAAGTAGACTGTTCGCGGTATACAGGTGCTATATAGCTAAACGCGCCTACCTGTCCAACCGTACCGTTTTCTTCTACTAAATTACCCGAAGGTATACGATTAAAAGCCGTTCCTGTATTAAAGTGAACGTCTCCTCCTTTAAAGGCTTCAAACTCTAAGTTTACGGCAGGGTCTTCTTTAAAATAACTTGCCGCTTTATTTCCTAGTTCTTCTCTTTGCGCTCCAATCATGTAATCACCCATGACTGCTTCTTGTAAAGCCAATGCTTTATATTCTTCGTGCTTTAAATCAAAACCGTTTTCGCTTTCAAATTTATGATTAGCGGCAAGGTCATCATAATTCTGTATATCCTCTAACGTATCAAAATTAGGAGCACCTTTATCTATAAGTTTTTGTATGCTTTGTTTTTCTTCATCCGTTGTAGCGTTTTCAAGACTTTTTTGAAGGCTTTGTACATAATAGCTGTCTGCGCTGTCTTTAGCGTTTTGAAAATCCGCAGGACGTGAATAATCAATTGTTCCATCTGTACGTGCAAGTCTTTGTTCAGCAGGACTTAGCCCAGAATAAGCCTCTCCATAATCAAAATCATAAATTAAATTTTTATACTGTTCTTGCTCACCGATATAAATATTAATATCTTGAGGTCCTGATGTTTCTCCTGATACGAAGTCTTCTTTTATTTCATCGTAAAGACGTTCGTCTCCTTTAGCCTGATTATCTTCATCAAAGTAACTTGTAAGTTTTAGAGAATCGTCTACCACTTCGTTGTCAAAAACGGAAAGGTCGCCCCCTCCAGAACTAGCCATTCCCGTGCGCTGTTCATTAAAATAAATCTCTTCTCTTTCTTTTTGAGAAGGCGTTGTTGCCATTCTTTCAGCAACTCTAATTGCTTCTTGTCTCTTTTCTTCTTTTATTTTTTCTTTTTCTTTTGCAATAGCCGTTAACTGCTCAGGCGTTTTATACGCTTCAACATTTTCTCTAATACCCTCAGGTCTATAGTTAAGTGAGCCTTGAGCCACTTCTTGTAACACTTTTAATTCAGCGGCTTTTCTAGCTTCTTCCGCGTCTTTAGCCGCTTGTTGTTCAGGAGTTAAGAAAAACATACTCATTATTTATTCCTCTCTACGCCTTTGGTTTTCTCTACGGTACGCATAGCACCTAAGCCAAGCATACCCATAAGTACTGGCATCATAGTAGCCATATCTAGTACAGGGATTTCAATGGTAGAATTGGCAAGAGCAAGCGTAAAATTTGCCATCGGGATAAGAATGTACTGACTCGCAAGTCCAATACAACAAGTCCAACCAACAGCAGGTCTCCACCCCGACACAAATAAGCTCTTATGTGCCGCTTCTGTCTTATTAACTTCAAGTTGCGCTTTCGCAAGCTCCTGCGCGTGCTTTTCAGCCATTGTCGAAAGTTCAAACGCGATAGCATTCTTCTTGTCTTTATCCTCTATGAATTTGTCAAGTAGTCCTGTTACTGGTCCGATTAGTTGCTGTAACATAGTTTACCTCTGTAAGGGACTTGAGTTAAGGTAGTCCATACCCTTCCACAAATCCTCGACTTCTTTAGTTAATGTCTTGAACTTTACTTCTGTATCGCCAATGTCATTGATAATAATCTCTGCTGTAGCAACCGTGGCTTTCATAGCTTCAATATCGTTAGATAGCTTAGAAACGTCTGTATTTAATTCTAAGAGCTTTTCTTGCTGACTTAGTAGTGTCTCTAGCCTTGTGCCTAAAGTGGCTAGATTCTCACGTATGGGGCTTATATCGGGTATCTGCTGTGCTTCCACTGCTTCCAGTCTGCTGTACAAACTAGAGGCTGTCCATACGCCACCGCCTATGGTGCTACCAATACCAAGTACAATAGCAATCCACACGCCTTTAAACGATGTGTCACCTATCTTGAGTTCTGTACTTTCTAAACTCATAGTTCAACACATCCTGTACCGTACATAAAGCATGAGTAGCCTAAATGAGTCGGTCCTGTTTGAAAGAACTCTGACTCGCTACCTGCGGCTAATACATCAGTCTCGCTTACATATAAGTCTAAACCTATATTGTCATTACCATTAAGGTATACAGCCGTTAGGTTACGTGTAGTGTTGTAACCCATAGACACCCACTGTGCGTTAGCATCGTAGAATATATTAGTCTGTTCCGCTGTAGTGTTAGCATTCTCAATTCCTTGCTCTAGGAATGCTACAGCTTCCTCTGAGTTAGCTACGGCTATGTAGGCTGACGCGTTGTTAGCGTGAGTCTCAATGTCATCCGTTGACTGGTTAAATGCGTCAACGTCTTTTTGTTCAATCTGTAGGACTTCTACGTTGTCCACTACAAATGTCTGCACTTCAGCTTCTTGGTCAGGAGTACTAGCTTCTTCTACTTTCTCCGCTACCTGTATTGCTGTGGACATATTTACAACAGCTTCAGTAAACGTATCAATAGCGTTGTCCATCAGTTCTAGCTCTTCTACAGCCTTGTTCTGTAATACAGCCTTAACGTCACCGTATGGCTGATAGTTAGTAGCAAAGTTAGTTAAGGCAGTGTTGTAGGCTTGTACCTGTGCTTCCTGTATGTGTGCTGTAGTAGACAAAGTGCCGTCAGATAAAGCGTCACCTTGATGTGCATACTCCATACCTGCGCCCACTAGGAGAATGCCAGTGTTAATCTGGTCAACTATAGAAGTGCTTGAGTCTAGTAGCGCGTCATATTCACTTGACTGAACTACGGAACTTAGCACTAACAGAGATAATAGTATCTTCTTCATCTGTGTCCTCTCCTCCTATGTTTAATACGTTATTGTACCAATCTTTAGTTTTCTTACTGTAGTCTGGTATGTAAGTCTCTGGTTGACGTTTCATGACTAACATAGCACGTTTACCTACAACTAGCTTACCGTTGTTTAATATGGGACAGGGTGTTCCTGATACGAACATTGCCTTCCATACTTCAGTGCTTTGACACATACGAGCTACTGCACTTACCTTCATACCTAAGTCAGCTAGTACCTTAGCGTCCCTACGTCTATTACATTCAGGGTCAACATCATAAGTACCGCTACTAAACCCTACGCCTACTGTCTGTAATGAACCACCTGTGCCCTTAAGGCAAGTGTCCATACCATTACTCATGTAACTAGGAGTGATTGCAGAACCTACTGGTATCTCGCTACTGCTTCCTGCTCCGTTATATGTATTACTTACCGAGTCATCTTGTGTATTGTTATTACTATTCGTAGTCGAGTCTTCACCATGATAAGTGTTAAGACTACCCTCTTGCGCGTTGTCTCCAAGTGCTACCCAAGACAACATCATTAATAGACAAAATAACTTTCTCACTTCTTATGTACAATCTTCTGTACTGTCTCTGATTCATAGATACGAATACCTAACCAGATAATAGTAAAGATACTAGCAACGGGAGGTAACCAAGCCGCTAGAGACATCACTCCTGTGGATGCCGCCAGTACGTCTACAGCTTCTTTTGCTTCGTTAGTCATGGTTATTTCCCTATGCGTTTTCTAAAGCTGTGACACGAGTTGTTAAGGCATCTATTGCTTCTTTCTGGTCTTGTATGGTTTTAAGCATAGGCACAATAAGTTTCTTATAATGTACACCTGCTAAATTATCTCCATTATAAAAAACTAACTCATCATTAATAGCCTCTACGTCTTCAGCAATTAGACCATATTCAAGTTCAGAGTTATATGTATCAGCGTATGCTTCTGTTTTAGTACCATCTTCGGCTCTGGTTGTTTCTAAGTCTCTATAGTTAAAAGAAACGGGGTCTAAGTTGTATACCCAAGATACATCTGTTAGGTCTGTAATGTTTGTTTTGCTTTCTCGTATAGAAGCTACATAACCGAGTTTGCCTGTGCTTTGAATATATAAATCACGAGTAGAGCCTGACACTGTATCATAGTAAACATCAGGAAAATATACTTCACCTGCGTCTTCAAAACGGGCAACTTCATTTCCATTAGCCCCGTTTCTTGTGTAAAAATACAAATTAGTATATGCCGCGCTTCCAGTAAAATATGTCGCTGATTTACACTGAATACTCCCTACGTCATCATACTGAATAGTACTACCTTGTCCTGCAAATTGTATTTTACCCATAATACCGCCCGTGCCTTGAACAGGCGTTGTGCTATCGAGTATCAGAGTCGGTACGCTTCTTGCAATAGTAAAATTTTCAGAGGAAGGATTGTTTACAAGCGCGAGGTCAACAACATTACTACTATTGTCTCCGATAAATATTTTCTTGTCAGCAATGTTTACAGCAAGTTCGCCCTGAGAAAGACTGCTAGGAGTAGCACTGGCTGTTGTACTGTTTTTAGTTTTAATTGTGGTTGTCATTTATATCACCAATTATACTTTAGTTAAAGAAGCAGACTCTAATGCTTCCTCTATTGAATCGTAGTAGCCGCTATGAAAAACAAATCCTTCTTCTTTTAAAGTTTCTACATCTGAATTTAAAAGATTGAAAGACGTAGACCAATACGTGTCAGTACCGTCTGTAGCTTCGACAGGAAAATAATCATCAAGATGAAAGCCTATGTATTTAGCATTGTCTCTTTCTTCGTTTAAGCGAGAGGTAGCGTTTGTTTTGTCACTTACTATTATATATTCCATACTATACTCCCACTTTGCCATCAACAATGATAGACATTTGTGATTCTTCTGTTGCAGTCAAAAGCCTTTCAACAAGAACTAATTGATATAAGCCACCCTTAAAGAAATTAGCAGGTGTGCTTGATATATCACTAGCGGCTATTTGTATGTCAGGGAGAGTTACGAAAAAAGAACTGCTCCCTAAATCACTAGTAGTACTATCTGAATGTCCTTGCGACCCTAAAGAAATAGTATTTGAATCCGCGCTAATATCAACCCCTGTAAACACGCTTGCTTTTATAGGAAACGAAAGAGCACCGCCCGCATCTGAAGTAACTGTGGTTGTGGTGGAAGACCCTCCTGCAAAATGTTTAAACTCGTTACTGTCTATGTATAAACGACTATTTGAGTTCGTAGCGACATTGCCGTTTTTTGTTATGTCAACAATACTTCTTTCCGTTGAACCATAATCAACAGCAACTCCCGCGATTAAACTAACTGAATCAACGAAATTACCATACGTATAGTCACCTGCTGAAGTGTCTAGTATACCGTATGCGTCAACAGACGCATCACCTTCAAAAGTTAAACAAAACACAGAACCTTCATTAGGCTGTGTTACATTGTACTTGTTTGTGGTTGTTTGGAAGGTTGTCCGAGAAGAGCCTACTTCAAGCTGAGGTGCTGATAATAAAAATTCTGAAGTTTCTCCATTAAAAGAAGTATAAGAACCAGAAGAGTCTAAACCAAAGAAAGCAATATTACTATTACCCATGTTTGATACTGTTGTTTTTAACAAATACCAACCGTTTCCTGCGTCTGTAACACTGCTTGAAGAATGATTAGCCGTTGTTCCTACTAAAGTAAATGTTCCTGCTGAAACATCAAAAAGTACTTGAAGTTGACCAAATAAGAACATTAAATCTGTTACAGGCTGTGTACCGTTGCCTGTAGGTTTAAAGTAAACACTTAAAGTATGACTTTCGTTATTGTCTGTAGACAGTACGCCATTAGCTAACCAAGAAATAAAAGTACCATCCTCGGAAGCGTCCCTAAAAATTTTAAAACTATCTGCTCCTGTTTCAGGAGAAGTTGTACTATCCGTGGTAGCACTGTTATGACCGATAAAGCCTTTCCACCCTCTTCCTCCCT